GGTTTATGACAGGCGCAGTTAAAGTCTTATTAGTAAGAGTTTCGGTTCCTGTTAAAGTTACATCTCCAGCGCCTGTGTATGCTAAAGAGTTCCAGGCGGTTGATCCATTACCAATCTTGACTTTGCCTGTGTCGCTTTCATAACCCCACTCGCCAGCAGCAAGCGTTGGGTTAGCCGAAGTCCATTGAGCGGCAGTTCCCCTGCGTACTTGGATTTGTGTTACAACTGCCATCAGGGAGTACCTCCGTTAACTGTCTGTGTCGAAGTCGTAGTCGGATCGCCACCATTGTATGGGGCAATGCTATCAAACACACCCGCATCAACTTCGGTCAAAGGTGGCACGCCCATGGCAGACCACGCTGATCCTGTATAAACCTTTAGGCCTTCGGTTGTATTGTAGTAAAGATCGCCAGCCCGCAAAGTTGGCGTTGAAATGTCTGTGGCTGAAACAGGAACATTTGTAGGCGTTAAGGCTAAACGGCTCATGAAATGTCACCCACAACTAGCCAAGTGTTGCTGGCTGTGCAAATAGCCGTGGCTGTTGAATATTGCGCTCGCAACTTTGGAGTTGCTGCTGTTGCACCCGTTGAAACAACCGTCACGCCTGTGTCGCCCTGGAATGTCACTTGCCCTGCGCCTAGTTGAGCGAAGTTGATCTGTTCACCTATTGCATAAAGTCCTGCTGCAATAGTGACGGTGATTGCTGAAGCGTTTGTTAAAGTTACCAATTTGGCGGAAGCATCTGCGGCTACTGTTGTGTAGGTCGTGCCTGTTTGTGCATTTACAGTCAGTGTTGTTGCCGCTTTGTAATCTAAAGATAAAGTGACCGAGCCGCTTGATCCACCGCCTGAAAGACCTGTGCCAGCGTTGACTGCGCTGATGTCGCCCGACTCGGGGATGTTAGTTGTTACCAAAACGCGAGTGTCGGTGATGTTGGCGTTTGTGATTGCGGTAGCGCCAGCGCCGACTGCCACGGTTGCTAAAGAGATGGAGTTGGCTGGAAGGCTTGGGGCAACAGGCGATCCCGCAGGGGTTCCAGCAACTGCCTGGATCACCACATTGTTCAGCGATCCTGTGTAATAAGCGTCATTCACAGTTGCGCAAATAAGGTCAATGCGTGGGTTTGTTGGATCGGCGGTGTTCAAAGAAAGAACAACACTTGCATCGTTGTAAGTTACATAAGTTCCCATGTTGGCTTGCGTAGTTCCAACAATTGCAGCCCAGCCCGATGCAACAACAACAGAAAGACCAGGAGGTGTGTTTTGCGTGACAGCCAAAGAAGCGCTATTGATAATACCTGTGGTAGCCCAAAGCGCCTGGGTTGTTAGGCGATCGTTCTCAGCAGGATGTGATCCGTTCTGCAACCAACTGGGCGGGGTTCTAACTGTCATTTATTCTCCTAAATGTAAGCCGATTGCCAAGTCACGGTCGCACCTGTCACACCCACTACTGTACTACCTGCGTTGCCTGTTAGGTAGAACAAGTTAGTCCCTGGTTGCGCAGAGAACCATTGACCCGAAGCCAGCAAGTTTCGAGCAGGGTTTCCGTTCAAAGTTATTAACTTATTGTATAAGTCAATTGTTAGAAAATCTGTGTTGGTCAGCGAGCAAGTAAAGTTCAACGCCAAGCCTTCGGTTTGGTTGCCAAGGATCGGGTTAATGATTGGACCGTTTAGCACGATCGTTGGGTAAGTTTCAGTCCAGCCGTTGTTCTCAATGTTGGTTGTGATCAAGACCGAGCCACCGCCATAAACTAAGTTATAAATGCGGTTATAAGTGCGGCCGCCTGGCGGGGTGTAATTTAGGGTTGCGGTCTGAATATTGGAGTCGTAATACCGTGGATCGGGGCAAAAGAAACTGACCTGGGCAACGATGTATCCATAGGTGTAGTCGGGGTCTACGGAGGCACTTAAGCCGCGTACGCGGGCGTTTATGACCTGCTCCCCTGCCGCATTGGACAAGATAAAGTAAAGGGGCGTAGTGCCGCTTGCCTGGGGCAAAAGGGCCAACTGTAGGGTGTTGAAGTTGGCTTGAGCCGATCCCTGGCTGTTTCCCAAGATCTGAACCAGCATTGTAATGTATCGGCCGCCCAAGAAATCACGGCCCGAGAACATACCGTCTGCGTAGCCTCGGTTGTCGTCTTGGGATCGGATGCCAGGCAGCCCTTCCAACCCATCAACGCTCAAGATCTGATAAGGCGATCCAGTTCCGCCAAAGACCTGATTATTAAAGGAGAACGAATAATTAGCAATTACGGCTGGCATTAAGTCACCTGCATTCCATATTTACCGCCTGTGCCACCGCCACCGCTAGGCTTAAGAGTGATGGTTCGGGCCTTGATCGAAGCCGCGCCTATAGCGCCGCTTTCACCAGCGGCTAGTTTACTTGGAGCGGTTGGTACCACAACATTTCCAAACTTGATGGCATTCACCACGCTTGTTGTTGTTGCATAAGGATCAGAAAGATTAACCCCAGTAATACTAATGTTGTTGTTTGTGGTTGGACCATAAGGCGTGGTTCCAACTCCACCGTTTGAATTGAATGGCCCTGCTGTAACAAATGGAGACTTCGGAGCAGACGCAGCGGCAGAATAAGCGGCGTTGGCAGAAGCCAAAGCAGCAGTTGCGGCAGCCACAGCAGCCAACTGAGCCTTTAACGCAGCCAACTTCTGTGCCGTGGTTGCAGAGATTTCATCAATAGCCTTTTGATACGCAAGTTGCGCATCGATCAGGGCCTTTTGCAGAACCTTTTGCGCTTCTGCTAATCCTTCATTGAGTTTCTTTTGGGCTTCCTCGCGGGCCTTCTGTAATATTGCAGCCGACTCAGCAAGAGAAGCCTCAAGGCGAGCCTTGGCTTCTGCAATTGCGGTCTGTAGTTGAGTTGCGGCTTCAAGCATACGGGCATCACGCTCAACCTTGGCTTCGGTCATTGCGCGTGCGTACTCAGCGTTAGCCTCTGCTAAGGAAGCCATCAACTCTCGATCGACTTCTGCCAGCGAGTTCTTTAGATCAATGGCTACCTGGTCATAGGCTTCGCGCAACTCTGAGGTAGCAAGATTGGCTCCGTTATTCATGGACTTGGCTAATCTGTCTAAACCTGTGTTTTGAATACCCTCAAGATCCATAAAGGTCTCGCGGATTTCTTTCTGTTGCTCAGGTGATGATTTTTTTAACTCATCAATCATCTGATTGCCAACTTCAGGTCCAGCCTTTACAACTTGCTCGATAAAGGTCTGTGCGTAACCTTCGCCCGCAAGATAGGCAGCGCCCTGCTGTAGTTTCTTTGCCGCCTCAAGTTCCTTTTTCATTTGATCCAGGAAGCCGCCTGAAGTCTTGCCCTTGAAAGCCTCGCTTAAACTGAACGATGTACCTGATGCAAAGGCGCTACGCAAGCGATCCACAGATTGCTGGATAATTGAGGCTTCCTTCTCGGCAGCCTTAACTCGTAGATCAGCAGCCTTGGTCGCGGCAGCCTCTTTGAGATCAGTCAACTTTCTTTGAAGCGTTGCTTCTATCTCGGCTGTTTTCTTTGCGTAATCTTTTGCGATGTTAACCATCTCAACGGTGTGAGTCTTTTGAGCATCCTCTACAGCAGCGTTGTAAGTCTTTTGCGCATCAGCGCGGCGCTCGCGATCGGCTTCCTCGGCATCAGCAATTGCTTCTCCATAGGCCTTTTGTAAATCAGCCACCTTTTCTTGATACTTCTCATGCGCTTCAATTTGCTTTTCAATATAAGCCGTCTCAATTTCAAGCATTTTTTCAGCGCGTTCTTTGGCTTTATCAGCCGCTTCTTTTGCGGCCGCTGCCGTTGCTGCATCAACACCGCCTGGCTTATCTTTTGCGCCTTTGGTTGCTTTGTCTACCTTCTTACCATTCTTTTCAGCAGCAGCGCCCATCTTGTCTAAGCCAGCAGAGAGTTCCTTGGCTTTATTTGCGGCAGACTTAGCAAAATCGCTGATGCCGTTTAAGCCTTTATTCATGATGTCCAGGCCAGCCTTGGCATATTTGCCAACTCCTGGAAGTTTAGAAAGAGCGGTCAAGAAGGCACGCAACGGTCCCGTGACCACTTTCATGATTGCTTCAAAGACCTCGCCAACCATAGGAATAATTGCGGCAAAAGCGTTGAGAGCAACTTTGGCTACAGCGATCACGGCTTTTCTAAAGGCCTCGTTGCTATTCCACAGTTTTACCATTGCAGCAACAAGAAGTCCCACGGCGATCACAATCAAGCCGATCGGGTTCAGTTTCTGAACTAAGTTGAGTATTTTCTGCTGGATAATTGCGGCTTTTATAATGACCGTGTATGCACCCCAGGCAGCGCCTAACACGCCCACGGTGATCGCAAAGGCTTTGACTTCGGCTTGGTTGTTCTTAAAGAACTCGCCAACCTTAGTAAGAACAGGGATGAGCAGGTCTAATATTTTTAACAACCCACGGAAGGCTGGCATCAAGGCATCGCCAAGCGCGACCTTTGCATCCTCCATTTTGGCTTGCAGGGTTTTCATCGTGTTGGCGGTTCCATCGGCGGTGCGGGCGTAGTCGCCTTGCGCAAGTGCCGTGTCTTTTAAGATTAATGAGTAGGCCGCTTGAGATTTGATAGCAACAGGCAGAGTTCCGCTTGTTGTTTTGATCAGACCCATTCGCAAGGCTTCCTCTTTCAGACGAACTTCTGAAAGGGCAACACCGAACCGCTTGAGAGGTTCTGTTTCACCTGACAAGCCTGAACGCAAAGCGGTGATGGCTTGATCGATGGAAGTGTTGTTGAACGATGCCATGTCCGCAGCCAACTGAACAAGGCTGGTAGACATCTTTTGAGACTCTGCTTGGCCCAAACCAAATGCCTGGAATAAGTTGCCGTAAGTTCCAGCCGCTTCCAAAGCAGCCTGGTTCGAGATACCTAAGTTTTGCGCAGCGCTTTTACCAAAAGCCTCAACTTCAGCCGCGCCCTCACCAAATACAACCTGCACTTTAGACAAGGACTCGGCCATATTGCTGGCCGCCATGATCGACTCCTTGGCAAAGGCTGCAACTTGAGAAGCCGCAAATGTGGTACCAAGTGCAGCGCCGACCTTCTTAAGGTTGCCCACAAAGTTGCTCATGCCTGTGCTGCTCTTTTTTACATTGTCATCTACGCCCTTGATCGCGGACTGTGCTTGAGCAAGGCCTGTCTTTAACTGACTTACATCGGCTACGAGTTGGATAAGTAGCGGAGGAAGCGTAGATGCCATCTCTTATCCCCTCAGGTATTGCACGAATGCGCCAGTAAATGTCCTGTTAAGTTTACCTGATTGTTTCAGGCTTTCGGCGGCAGGAGCAAGGTAAGGGTATTTTACTCCCGACTTCCATTCGGGGAGTCCTAATTCAACGGCGCGTGCATAAACCATCGAAGCGCCAACCTCTGCAACATAAGCATTACCGAAGCCGATCTTTGTCTGCGAATAAATAGAACGGCGCAAGTTACCTGTCATCACATTCGGACCAGGTCCAGTTCCAGGGATGTGGCCTTGACCTCGCGGGTGCGTTCCTGTGTTTGCGTTCTTTTTGGCCTGGCGTTCAACTGAAGCCGCAGCCATACCGATCGCATAACGAGCGGCGTTGTTTAGATCCGCTTCTGTTCTATTAAAGGCAGCCAAGAATTGAGCCAGGTTTGTGAACTCAATGGTCACTCGCGCACCTCGCTTTGCATCTTAGTTACAGTTGCTGCTATTCCCAACAACCAATCAGCGGTCCCTGCGGGTAGATCATCCACTTGCGCGGGTGTCCATCCAAAGCGATCAGCGAACTGAAAGTAGTACCACTCCTCATCGGGGTACTCAAGATCAGGTCGGCGCTCGCCACCCTCAAGCCACCACCTTAAGCGTTCGAGTTGTCGGTACCCGCTTTTGGGTCTTGCTCGTTCTCAGGTGTTTCGCCCAAAGATGGGAACAGATACTTCTGCGCATCCTTTGTAGCGTCAACCAAAGCATCGTAATCTTTCATTTCTAACTCATCTAAGTTCTCAATCTTGAGAGCAGGGATAAGCAGGTCCAAAGACCAGTCCTCAATAAGCATCGCAATCAAAGCATCGCCTAAAGCCATGGCGCGAGTTAGATCTCCGCCTTCAACATCTGCTGTCTTTAGAACACGCTTGCGATCCTTGACGCGTAATGATTTAGGGTCCTTCATTGTTACGGTTACACCCGAAGGTAGTGTTATTTTCTCAGCCATTTTTGCCTCCATTAGTTTGCCTTCCTCAGATCATAACTTATTGGGGAGCAGGGGGCGGGATGGCGGGAAGGCGTACGCC